CAAGGACCGAGACCGGTCTCCTCCGCAGCGCCATTGTCAACAAGATTCTTCGGGTAGTTGACGATATGAGGCTCAATGCATGAGTTCAACGTCTCTACGTAAGAATCCACGAGCGAACCAAGACCACAATGACGACGGACCTTGTCCATCATAATACTGTGGCATGCTCGTGTCAAACGAATGTCGATCTCATCGGTGGCACCAGAGTAGTCACCTGAGACCCAGACAGTTCTTTCACCGTCGTGCGATTGGTCTTGAAACAGACCATGTTCTCCCGAAAGTCGGTCGAGAAACTTAAGGTGCCACTTCTCCAATGGCTGCCCGCACAACGAGAACTGAGGAATTTGACGAATGAAGCCGTGAACTTCCTTCTGATAGGAGCGACTCAACCAATACGGGAGCGCTTCACCGGCAGTTACAGTACGAACCTTGCCGGGCTCTAAAACCGCAGCAACACGACAATGAATGTTGTCAGGTGCGGGAGCATCAGAATTCTTCGTCATCAGATCAGCCGGAAGATTGAACGCACGCAAAGTCAATTCGCGTTCAAGCGGTGAACCTTTAAAAGCTCGAAGCCGAAGCTGAGCCTCTTCAATGAGTTCACTAATCCTCGGATACGGAAAACCACGCACCTCATGTACACCAGAGTGCGGGAGAAAATCCATACCGATCAACTCGCCCGAGTTGTCGCTGATCGCAGCAAGACAGACCTCTCCGGATCGTCCATGACCCGTTTCATCGTCGAAAAAGAAACATTCGGCGAAGAGCTCGGTTGCCTTGCTGGCGAATCTTTTCCCAAAGTAAAAGCGATCCGCTAAATATTGGGAAGCACCACCTTTCGATCGTGAAGACTCGAAACACGCTGAACCGGAGGGTTGCAGCATCCGAGGTGGAGCAGGTGCAAAGTTCGCAAGCACCTTCCTCATTCGTTCCTCTACCTCCGTTACAAAAAGACACGGAGACGAAGAAAATCGCTTAATGTCGAGACGCTGGTGCCCAGTATGCCCAGCTGGCACGTCTCTGACAAGTGTGACCTCGCCTGAATTCATAGGCCCTGGAGGACGAAGCATAGCTTTCTTGTGCTTTTGAAGAGAATCAAGCACAAAGTCCTCATCGACGGGGAGGAAGTTCCGTTTGAGCTGTTGGAGACCACACAGCATATGGAAATTCTTCTTACCTCGACCTGTCGAGCCTTCGAAATGAACGGCGAGACGGAGTTGATAGCGCAGCCAGCCGAAAGTGCCTCCATAGAGATCGGCACCTGGCATGCTCTCACACTCCTGTCGCATATGCTTCGCGAGCAATGTGGACGACCACCACTTAGCGTACTTGATATACTCATTGCGAGTTCCAATACGCAAGTGGCGCAGCAAAAAGGCTGCGAACTGGTCCATCGGGATCCTTCCACAATTCCAGTCTAAGAGACCGGAATCAGCGATCTGCTCGAAGAAGCCGCGCGCAAAGCGAAGCACGCACTCGAAATGCTCGGATCGAAGAGCAATCGAGTCATCGAGTCGGCATAGATACTCGATGGCAGCAGAGTCTCTTGGTCTTAGGGACGAGACCAATCTGCTGACTAGCCCACGTAAAGCCTCACGTGGCCCATGTCGGAGTTGAGTAGACTCCTCCATGGTAGGACCTGCCAAGTCCAATTGAGCTGATGATCCGCCGAGGTCGGCGAGCGTCATCAAGAGCACCTGTCGTACAACTAGCGGCTTGACAACTGATTTGGAGTCCACTGCCTTTCGGACTCGCTCAGCGTCTTGCTTTTTCTTTTGCAAGTTGTACCCTGCACACCCTTTGTGCAACAGGTCAATCAGAATATCCAGAGTTGAGAAATTCAAACTCTCCGGAATCTGTATCTTCATTCGTTGATTGAAG